ACGGTAGCTTTAACGCCGCATATCGTCGTGGCTTACCACGGTTAAAGAGTTAGACTCGGGGTTATAGACCCTTCCTATGTCTAATCATGGCTGTTCTTCGCGGAGAACAAGGTGCGGTTCAGTTTGACGCTGCTGGTACTACCAACGCCACCATCGTCGGCACCCGCAGCTGGACACTGAACATCACCAAAGAAACGCTGGACACCAGCAAGCACGGCGACACCTTCCGTAGCTTTGTTGGCAGCATGGTCAGCGGTTCTGGCACTGTTGAGCTGGTTTACGACCCAGACGCAACTGGTCAAGCTGCTTTCATCGAAGATGTTGTGACCACTGCTGACCCTGCAGACGCAACTTTCGAGCTGTTCACGACTGGCACCACCTCTGGCACCGACTCTGTGAGCTTTGCCGGAATCATCACCAGCATGGACATTGCGTCTACTGCAGGCGATTTGGTTGTTGCTACCTGCAACTTCGTCACCAGCGGCACCATCACTTCCAACCTTGAATAAGGGTTGATCTGATGGCCAAAATCGAGCGTGGTGGCCATGTTTTCGATGGCTACAACAAGCCGATCCGCACCCCTGGTCATTCCAGTGGTAAATCCCATGCTGTTGTTATCAAAGACAACGGCAAGGATCGGCTGATTCGATTTGGTCAACAGGGTGCCAAAACAGCAGGCAAGCCAAAGCCTGGCGAAAGCGAGGAGATGAAAAAGAAGCGTGCTGCCTTTAAAAAGCGACACGCCAAAAACATCGCCAAAGGCAAAACCAGTGCTGCTTACTGGGCAAATCGCGTGAAATGGTGACATGACCTACTCCGTTCCAGGACTCGTCAGAACGCATCTCGTCAGCTCTTCCTATATGGGAAGTGTTGATAGTCCGTTCGTGCGAACACGGGCTGTGATCGACCAGATGAAGGGCTGGGAGATCATGAAGGCCGTTACAAACGGAACGGAGTATTTACGCGAAAACAGCGAAGCATTTCTGCCCCTAGAACCTCGCGAAGACTATTCCGCATATCTGGCGCGGGTCAATCGTTCAGTTTTTACGCCTTACACGCAGCGGTTGATTCGAGCTGCTGCGGGCTTAATACTTCGCAAGCCAATCAGCGTAGAAGGCGACCCTTATTGGACAGATGTCTTTAATAAGGACGTTGATGGTTGTGGGTCGGATCTAGATGAATACGCTCGACGACTCTTGATTTGTGCCCTGACGTATGGGCACTGTCACACGCTGGTTGATTTTCCTGCGCCTTCGGACGCAAGAAGTCTTGCAGAAGAGCGTGCTCTTAATCGTCGGCCCTATTGGATTGAGGTGGATCCCACTCAGATCTACGGTTGGCGACTGGACCGCGAAACCAATTATGGAAACCTTACACAGGTTCGGATTGGGGAAAAGGCAGTAGTCCCTGACGGCGAGTTCGGCGAAAAAGTTTATGACCAAGTACGTGTCATCGAGCCTGGTCGTTATCGCGTCTTTCGACAGGAAGAAGAGAAAAAAGAGATGCAAGGGAAGTTTCCATACCCCTCTGCATTTGATCAATCCGACGCTACGTCGCAGTATGAGCTGGTTGAATCTGGTCCTTACTCGCTCGATCAAATCCCATTGGTGACGATCTACGCGAATAAAACGGACACAATGACCAGTAAGCCACCGCTACTGGACATTGCTCATCTCAATCTGGCCCATTATCAACGGCAAGCGGATCTTATCCACAGTCTCCACATCGCTTCGCAACCGATGCTCGTCCTGGAAGGCTGGGACGACCAGACGAAAGACATGGCTATCAGCGTTAATTACGCGATGGCGACCCAGCCGGGTAACAAGGTCTATTACGTGGAGCCTGCATCAAGCGCGTTTGAAGCGCAATCATCGGAAATACAAGAGTTACAGCAACAGATGGCGACACTCGGCATCAGCACGCTGAGCCAGCAAAAGTTTGTTGCTGAATCTGCTGATGCCCGTCGTCTGGATCGGATCGACACCAATTCGATGTTGTCGATGGTATCGATGGATCTGGAGTCAGGCTTGCAGAAGTCCTATGACCTGGCAGCAAATTATTTGGGCATTGAAGCTCCAGAAGTCAAGATCAGCCGTGACTTCGATCTGCAACGTCTGATCGGACAAGACATTGCTGCAATGGGTCAGCTGTTTGAAGATGAGGTGATTAGCCGCGAGGAGTTCCGCGACATGCTGGTTCAAGGTGAGATTTTGCCTACAGCTGCTGAGCAAAGGGAAGAGCCACCCAGCGAAGAGTCTTCACCCAACAGCGATCAAATCGACCGTTTGATCAACGCAATGATGCAGTGAGGTTATGGCAGACAAAACCAGCCTCACGCTTGCACAGATTACTGTCCTAGTAAAACTTGCCAAAAAGGTTGATCAGTTCAACAACTTGCTGTCTGGCAACGGCGCTCCAGGGGACATCGGCACCAACGGTGATTGGTACGTCGATGTTTTAACCAAACGGCTATACGGACCAAAAACAGAAACGGGTTGGGCAGGGGCACCCGTTGCGATTGGAACCTGTGACGAAAGCGGCACTCCGCGTTCTATCGCTCCAAGAACAGCTGTTAATTCTGATGGGACACTTGCTGCTGGTTCAGGAGCAACTGGTCCTCAGGGCCCGCAAGGCGAACAAGGGCCACAAGGCGAGCAGGGACCAGCCGGAGCAACTGGTGCTACTGGCGCAACAGGAGCTACGGGAGCTACTGGACCACAAGGCCCAGCAGGTGCAGACGGAACTGACGGTGCCGATGGAGCTGATGGTGCAACTGGCCCTCAAGGGCCACAAGGTGCAACTGGTTCACAAGGGCCTCAAGGTGACACAGGTTTAACGGGAGCAACTGGAGCTGCAGGTGCAGATGGCGCTGATGGTGCTGCTGCAACAATCGCAGTCGGCACAGTCACGACAGGAACTGCAGGATCTGCTGCTTCTGTAAGCAACAGCGGGACATCAGCTGCAGCAGTTTTTGACTTCACGATTCCTCGTGGAGCTACAGGAGCTACTGGTCCACAAGGCCCAGCTGGCTCTGATGCTTTTGTGGCAGTAGGAACCACCGCAGAACGCCCAGGATCTCCTGCTACTGGAGCAATCCGATATAACACGACAGAAAATCGGTTTGAGGGCTATAACGGAAGCGCATGGCTAAACCTGTCGCCAGCCACTGTGGATGAGCTTGGTGGTACGGTTTAGACTTAACAAAACGCCTACTTCGCCATGGGACTTCGTTTTGAGGAAATCAATCCTCCCAAAAAAGAAGAAAAGCCCGCAGAAAAGAAGCCTGCCGCTAAAAAAGCAAAGGCAAGTAAGGTAGAAGAGTAAATTCTTTTCTACTAATGGAAGAACAAGTCATTCAGGAGACGCCCGTGGCGCCTTCTGAGCAGCCCGTGGCTGAGACTGCAAACACTGTCAACGTTGATGTTTCTGCTTACGAGCAGCAAATTCAGGCGTTGCAACAACGCGCTACTGAGGCTGAGGAAAAATTCCAAGGCATCAAAGGCAAACTTGACGACGTTTACAAAAAACAAGACGAACAGCGTCGCAAAACGCTGGAAGATCAAGGTCAGTGGAAGGATCTCTGGGAAGAAGCCAACAAAACTGCTCAAACCAAAGATCAGCAGATTGCTGAGCTAGAGCAGAAGTTGGCTGATCTTCGGACCTCCAACGAGACAGCGGCGATGAAAACGTCTGCGTTGTCAGCTATCAGTCAGTCTGGAGCGATCAATGCTGCGCAAATGCTCCAGCTGGTTCAAGGCAACTTGAAGAAGGCTGAAGATGGCAGCGTCAAAGTGCTGAATGGTGGCGTTGAGGAAGATCTCAATGTTTACCTTGCCAAGCTGAAAAATCCTGGCTCTGGTTATGAGCATCATTTCAAGCCAAGTGCTCAGGCCGGTATGGGCGCTAAACCAACAACTGGAACTGCTGGTGCCGCAGGTGTCGCTAATCCTTGGGCAGAAGGTAGTATTAACTTAACAAGGCAAATGTCCTTGGAAGCTACCGACCCTGAGCTTGCAGCTGTGCTCAAGCGAGAGGCCGGTAAATAAGTCCCCGTGGGACACCACTTTCAAGTCCGTGACTTGAGAACCCGCAAACCTTAACCCTGAATAAGAAATGGCCGCACCATTTCAGAATTATTCCGGCGGTGTCCTTCTGGCGGACATCGTAAAAAGGAATAATCTCAGCACCTATGTGTCTGAGGCAATCAAAGAGCGCAGCCAGTTCATTA